TCGTAATTCTCCTTTTGTCCGCTGTTTGGTAGTTCTTTGGTGTCCATAGTTTTGTTATTTGTTTTTGTTTTTTATTATATTGTTCTTTTCTCAGTAGTCTTGCCATCCAAGCATTAATCAAAGCATCCTGTTCTGTCTGTCCTTTCTTCTCGTACAAATTCACAACAGACTCCCAAGTGAATCCATGTTCATCTAACCATCTCTGTGCTGCTACAGGACCAACACCTTTGACCCCACTGAATCCATCTGTAGAATCTCCCATCAATGTCTGTATCAAGTGAAAGTTATCTGCTTCCTCCTCTGTTGGTTCATGGTATTCCTGTCTGTTATAGTCATAGAATATTGCTGGTACTCCTTTGAAGTCCTTGTCTATACTAACAATGATACGCTTGTCTTGTCTGTTAGGATACTCAGTAGCTAAGATACTTAACACATCGTCAGCTTCTATGTTAGCCCACAGTTGTGCGTTGAGTTCATTAATCATCCATTCCTTCATTGGCTTTAAGATGATAGGCAGTACAGACTTTCTTCTGTTAGATTTATAATCAGGGAATAGTTTCCTTCTGAAGTTTGCTCTGTCGCTTAACGCTAGGACTACTTCATCAGCTTTTAACAAGTCCTTGAATTGCTCGATTCTTCCGATGACTCTGTCCTTAGCTACTGACATATCTGCATGTACAGTCCAAAGCTCCTCTTCCCATTGTATATTTTCTTGTGCTATTATAGATGATTCAAATGCTAATACATCTGCATCAATCAGTATGGTTGTTTTACTCATAGAATATGCTCCAGTTGTTTTGGTATTTTTTATGTTTAGATTTACTGTTAGGTAGTACATTCAACTTTATAGTTAATCCACTTACATTGTCTCTAGGTATTAACCACCAAGTCTTCTCAGGCAAAACATAACAACCTACAACATCTATTGTATCACACATCGCAGCTTTTCTTGTATGTCCTGATCCACTGTTTATACCGTATGTATTAGCAGATAGCTTTTTAGATGTAGCTTTTATCTGTACTCTTAAAGTACCTGCTGGACAAGTGACAATGAAGTCCCAAGGCATAGGTGTTGTGGGTATGTGAGGTTCAAAGTCTCTCTCTAAACATTCTGTTATGAACCTGGACTCTGCTATTGCTCCGATTCGTTGGCTGTTTGAAGATGGCATAGGAAATCTGAGGTCAACTGTATCGTACAATTCTGCAACCTTCAAGTGCCAATCGTAATCTAGTGTGTCTCCGCCCATGACTGACCTATCTTATATTCACCGTCCATAGGACATAGTAACTTCAAGTCCTTACCTGCTGCTTTGATTGCTTTGATTGCTAACTCTCCGTATGTCTCAGCCAACTCAGGTTTAACTTCAGCTTGGAACTCATCATGTATGTTACCTACAAAGGTGTACTCCCTACCGTGTTGCCATCCTAAAGTCTGTAGTTTGTTGTGTAACTTTATAAGTGCTACCTTCATAACTACAGCACCAGCAGATTGAAGTAACATATTAAGTGCAGCGTGTTCTGATCTTACAGGTAATACTCTACCATCTAATCCTGTTAAACAAGCAGAGCTTCTTACTTTATCCTCTATCTTTTGCTTCAGTATTCTTAAAGCAGGTAAGTTAGACAGGAACTTCTTCTTTAATATTGCTCCTTCTTTCTGTGAACCTCCTACTATCTGTCCGATCTTAGCATCACCTGCACCGTAAAGGAATCCATAGATGAATGTCTTTGCTTGGTCTCTAGTCTCTAACTTAGCAGCTTGTTGATTAACTGTGTGGATGTCACCCTCTAAGATATTCCTAGTGTACTCACCACCATCCCAATTAGCTAGGTAGTGTGCAAGCATTCTTAACTCAAGTCCACTCGCATCTACACCTACCAATACATTACCTTTAAGTGGAATGAATAAACTTCTACACTCCTTACCGTACTCTGCTCTAGTAGCAGGTACTTGTGCTAGGTTAGGTTTGGAATGTGTACATCTTCCTGTGACTGCACCGTTTGTGTTGACTCGTCCGTGAATCCTTTTATTCTTAACTAACTTAAGCCATCCATTCTCGCCTTCAGCAAGTTGACCCAGTCGTTTTACGACCAAAAGGTACTCCAGCAATAGCTCGGCAGCTGGATGGTTTATCTTTTTTAGAGTAGGTTCATCAACCTTTATAGTCTTTCCATCCTCACTTACAGGTATCTCAAACCCAAGTTCCTCAAAGCGTTCCTTGATCTGCTTCCTGCTACCAGGATTGAAAGGTATGATCTCCTCCTTTACATCTAGTGCTTTAGCTTTGTTAACTAAGTTCTGTACCATACCTCTCTGTTTAAGTATCTCTTTTAACTTAGCTTTGGTAGGTGCATTGATTACTTCAACTCCATCCATGTGTTCAATAGTTAAACTATATCCCTTTGGAGTCTTCATCTTTTTAACAGTAGGTTCAAAGATAGCTTGCAGTTTATCTTGCAGCTTTGCTCTTAATTGAATCAGCTTTTGTTCTAGTACTTCTGCTGCTGCTATATCAAACCCAAAGCCCCTGCTCTCTTGCAGTCTTATGATGTAAGCGAACCAATGTTCTATGTCTACCATCTTCTTACTAGGTAACTTGTTAATGAAGTATTCATACAAGGTCTTAGTCACTAGTACATCACGCTCACAATACTTCTTCATCTCCTCATTGTAGCTGTCCCATGCGTCCTCGTTCTCTCCGTAAGTAAGCTTTAACAACTTACCCATCCTGTGTCCCCATGCTTTCAAGCTGTGACTACCTACTAACTTAGGATCAAAGTCCTTACGCTTGAAGTCTTCCTCTCTTAAATCAGGATGAATACATCTGGACATTACTAATGTATCCTGTACCTGCACTAGTGGGGGATAGAAGTCATACAACTTAGAGAGTACAGGCAAGTCAAAGCCTATTATGTTATGTCCTACAATCTTGTCAGCTTTTGCTAACATCCTGCATCCCTCTTCTATACCGTCACCACTAAAGGTAATCATCTTCTGTGCTATTGGATCGTAGATTGATAAGCAATGTACAACTTCAAGGTCACTAAGATTAGTGAAGTCTTCTATGCCATTTGTTTCTATATCAAAGAATAGTATTTTCATAGTTTTAAAATGGTGCTTTACTTTTAAATACATTCTCATCCTCAGTATACCTGCCACTGTCTTGTTCGTAGTACAATGTAGTAGCTAGTCCTGTCTCACCTGAGAATCTATTCTTAAGCACCCTTACTTTTGTTTCGTTATTGTTTTCTTTTTGTTGATTTCTCTCTAATCCTAGTACCATATCACTAAGTTGTGGTATAGAATGACTACCTCTGAGGTCTGATAATCTAGTTACTCCACCCTCTTCATGTCCTCCACCATTCGGTGGTCTTCTAAGGTGTGAGACTAGCACCATTCCACATCCAGTCTCTTCAACTAGGCTTCTAAGTTTTGTCATTGTATTATCTATTAACCTTCTTTCATCATCGCCTTCGATACCACTAACAACAATAGATAGATGGTCAAGAAATATCCACTTGCATCCTAATCCTTTGCACAGGTACTTGATCTTACTTAATAGATTGTCAGACTCAGTACTTCCGAAGTGGTCATAGGTATAGAACTTTCCATTACCTACTGTATCTTCAAATGCTTTACGAAGTTCTTCCTCCTTCAAGTCATTCTCTAAGTGTAATGGTTTGTTAACATGAATACCCATGATCCCAAGTGCAGTCCTTCTTACTGACTCCTCAAGTGCTATGTAGCCTACAGTCTGATCTAGTCCTAGGAGGTGGTGACAGACTTCACGACAGAACAGAGACTTTCCAATCCCTGAACCAGCACAAAGTGTCACCAACTCTCCCCTCCTCAGACCATGCGTCATCCCATTCAAAGAAGCATAGGGATAAGGTTGACACTCTGAAGTATCTTCCTTTACTACCGCCTCCCATATCTCTTCTCCTCCTACTATCCCATCAGGTCTGTACTCTCTAGCTTGCCACAGACAATTCACCAACTCCTCGCTACGCTTTGCTACTAACATATCATTAGCATCTTTAAGAGGTAACTCTGCGATGTGTGCTTTACCAGGTGTTAGCAGGGCTGCACATTGTGTAGCTCCACTCCTTCCTGGATCATCATTGTCAAAGCAGAAGATTACTTTCTCAAAGGATTCCAACCAATCGATAGCCTGACTAACATATTTCTTAGCTCCTCCTGCACCGTTAGGTACAGATACTACTGCCCACTTGTTACCGAATGCTTGGCTTACAGATAGTGCATCAATCTCACCTTCACACACTACCACTCTCCTTCCACCACTACTCCAAAGGTGCTGTCCATATAAGCCATACAGCTCACCCTTGATAGAAAAAGTTTTGTTTGAGAACCTAAGCTTCTGTGCTACAAGTGTTCCGTTCCTAGATTTATAGTTAGCTATATGTACTGGTTCACCATTGTGTTCTCCAATATGATAGCCCCATTTCTGACATGTCTCTTTAGTTATATTTCTTCTAGCTATTTCTTGTGGTCTTCCATTTATAAAATTAGTTTCACTCACTTTGTTTATTTGTTTTCTTTCTTTTGTTTGTCTGCTTCTACTGTATGTATTGCAGCTGAAACACATTGTGCTTCCGTCTGCGTTGACTCCGACAGCGTCACTCGATCCACATTTATCACATTGCTGATGCGTTCTTGTGAAAGCCATGACTTTGGTATTTGTTTGTGTGCATATAATATTCCTTTCTTCTCACACCATTGTGCGTAGGTAGTCTTGCTACCCTTACGAAGTTTGTTATAAGCATTCATAAACACTAACCTGACATCTAACTCAGGATGCTGTTCACGAATTAACAAGTGCTTTGATCTATCCTCACTGACCCATCTACCCTTGGTCTCAATAATGATTCCATTAGGTAGTATAAAGTCAGGAGTGTAGGTACTCAGTCTCTTGTACTCAATGACTAACGATTCGTAAGAGTAGCAGACCCCACACCTTTTAAGTTGGTTTGCTATTCTCTCTTCAAATCCAGACCTAAAAGTCTGCTTTGATGATGTCTTCTTCTTCCTCTTCGGCATCGAGTGCTCCTTCAAGTGATTCACCTCCGTTAATATAGCCGCCTTCAACCTCAGTAAAGCCAAAGCTTTCAGCTGCTTTATCACTCAGACCACCATCACCTAACTCGATTACTTGGACTGCTAACAAATCAAGGCTCATTCCAAAACCAGTTGATGCAACATACCAAAACCTAGGACGAACTGCTAACTTAACCTTTGATCCACCTCTTACCAATGTATCTTTCAGTGGCTTACCTTTTGAATCATACAGTGCAATAGACTTTGCAGGTCTTGGGTCTCCGTTCTTGTAAGCACCAGCTAATACATTCTTTAACTTTGCTTTTACTACCCAGTTACCATCATCATCTTCACGCACAGGTGGATCAGATAATTTAAGCTTTTGCTTTCCTAACTCCTCCAACTTAGCTTGGTATTCAGCATCAAATAAAGGTTGGAATTGTAAGTTCAAAGCAGCAGCTTCTTCCTTTGTTATTATTATATCACAAGTAAACTCACCTTGGTCATTAAACCTAGTGTTAGGTGTGTTGACATTAGGATACTTTGCAGTACCAACTGGTGTTACTATTTGTGGATGTTTTGTTCTAGCTTTTATTGCCATTCTCTCTCTCCTTCTTGTTTTATTATTATTAAGAGAACATGTAGAAGCAGTCGTTAATTGCTGACACATCTAATGTGCCAAGTTCAAAGCTGTCTGCAACTTCTGTGTTCTCAGTTTGTTTCAATAACTCACCCTTGAACTTTTCAGTGAGGTCTTGGTTAAAAATGTTTTTATATATCTCTCTTAAATCTCTGTGCATCTTCGGTGCGTTTGGGCTTTGAGTAGCAAAGCAGTCATGTATAGTTGAAACATCGTAGTCAGCTTTGCAAGCTAAAAAATGTACAACACTTGCATCTATGCTATGTATGTAGTTGGCAACCACTGCTTTAGCTTGCTTCTTAGGATCAACATTATCTTTATCCCTTCTGTAATTAAGAGTTGTCTTTTCCATTCCTAATACTGAATACAATCCAATCTGAACTGACTCGTGAATGTGTTGTTGAATCTCTAGTCCGAATGGTGTCTCCCACTTCAAAGTATCATTACATCCTAACACTATTGACTTGATCCACTTCATAAAATTTATGTGGTTTTCAAGTACAATATTTGTTTGCTTGTTAATCACTGTGGAAAGATAAAGGAGTGCTTCTAAGTATTCACTCTTGTCAAAAGGATTACTCCTTCCATTTCTAAGTTCACTTAAGAATACAGATTCAAGTTCAAAGGTACTTGTATATCCATTCATTCCGAAAGGCTTAGTCATAACTATTCTTTTACAATACTTCCTATCTATTCCCCACTTCAACCAGTCACCTGCTAGACTCTGTCTGTTCTTAGCTCTGTGTAGATTCTTGTTAACCCTGTCAGCTATGTGCTGATATACATCTTGTGGTGGTAAGTTAGGTACTAAGTTAGTTAGCTTGCCTATCTTTTCATCCTTTAATAACAAAGATAATATCTGTATTCCATTACAACTAGCATCCATCCTGCAAGGTAAGTGACTTAAGAATCCATAGCCTTCCTTCTTGAACGCTGCGTACTCAAAACAAAATGCAAGGAAAGCCCAAGGCTCGGATGCGTCATGCCACAATTTATAATTATAAGGATCATTAGCTATTGTAATTATCTCTTTTGTATTCTGTTCTATCCAGGCAATACGATCCTCAAATGTGCCCTTCCTTCCCCATACATTAGCTCCGTGTATCTTTAACCACCTAGCATCTTCTTCATTATTGATTGGTACGCCATTGTAAAACTCAATGCAACTCCTTCCTAAGTCACAGCTCTGTGGACTAACAAAGGATGGCACAGTATATACCCTGCCTCTGTAATCAACCTGATATGGAAAGTAAAACTTTTCCTTCTTACTATATAGCTTTGCAACATACATTATACGCAGTGATCTAAGTCTCCTGCCACTAGTTTCTAAGTTCCAATCATGGACATATTTAGCTTCTCTTTTCCAAGCTTTAAATGCTTCAGGGTCTTTCTCTTTTAAGTTCTCAATAGGTTCAAGCAAAGGTAACAACTCACGCTTTTCCATAGACCCTACGGACACATCACCCTCCCATAACCTAAGCATCACTTCATATTGCTTCACATTCATTCTATATGCTACACTTTGAAGCTTGTTTAATGGTTCATATAACTTACTAAAGTCTCTGTTATCAATGTCGTAAGCATTCTTCATTATAGGAAGCATGGGAAGTCCATCGCTCAAGTATCCACCTCCGTAATTACCTTCCCACTTAACAGGTTCTTCAGAAGTAGCTAACCAAAACGGACGGAGACATTCAGAGTTTTCATCGTACTGCTTAATCCATGCGTGTAGCTTAGGATTCGGTGCTATCTTTTTTATATACTTTCCATCACGGACTCGTACGCTCTTAAGCGAGAACAAGTTAGTCTGCATCCTTATTATCTCGAACAACCAAGCACCAATCTTAGCCTTGTTCTTTTGAGTCCATAGCTTAAAGCGTTCGTACCTTCCTTTTGAGTGTAAGTTCTTTTCTCTAATCCAGAACTTGTCAACAAATCTTTGCCTTGATTTTACATTTTTCCTATCTCTCTGTAATAGCTTCCATGTATTGGTGTCCACATAGTCTTTAAAGTAACGGACTCGTACTTCATCCTCTATTGCCTTAGCTAATTCAAAAGATACATAGGCAAAGGTCATGTCCTTACCATCCAATAAATCCATAGCTCGTTTGATGGCTAAGAAAGCAACTACATCTGCATCTAAATCCCATAGCAAAGGCAACCAGACTGGACAGGGTGCTCCCTGCTCAGAGCAATCATCAAAGAACTTACCTATTACCCTTGCAACATCTCCGTGCATTGAATCAGCTAACTTTTTATAGCTAGGATTTTCGGATAATAAATTGTTGTTTTCTCGTAGTGTTTTAGCTTTGTTGTACCTGGCTTTGCCAAGGTGTACCATTAATGCTTCTTCGTTTTGCATTTCTTTGTGTATTTTCCGAATAGAAAGTCATTGTTATTCTGTCTAGGGTGTACTCTTTTCTTATTAGTTCTTATTACATTGCCATCCTTATCATATCCTAGCTCTGTGTTCTGAAAGAATATCTCAAATGCTTCATTGACTTCCTCAGAGAAAGCCTTCCACCCAAACTTCTCAACGAACTCGTAATCTTCGTCGTTACTACTCATCTTCTTCCTCTTCTTCTTCGTCGTCTAGTTCGTATCTCCATCCTTCTCCTCTTTTAATTCTTAAATCTCGTACAAGTTCAAACTCGTACTCAAATCTTAGGTCATCGTAAATATCTATGTCTTCGTCCATAATGTATTTTAAAATATAAAGTTAATAAAAGGTGACCACATAGCCCCACCAAGCATGGACAATATTAATATGAGAATATTTTAGGCAAGGTATCTCCTTCAGGAATCTTAAGTTGTTTTAACCTTTTATTTGTTACTGATTTATTCCATGTAGTGATCGCTGCGTATAAAAGTTTTCTAGGTGATGTCATTATACACCCTCTATTCTTTTCCTTTTGCTCTCTAAGTTTATCTAACATTCTACGCAAGGTATAAACTGGATCATCTTGTGTTAAATTAAAACCTTTGTAAATCTTATTAGATACAAATTCATTCGCAATATCATGTGCTTTTTCAACATCTAAATAAGAACTTAACTTTTCAACTAATAGATAATGAAACACACCGAAAGCTGGCATCGGTATTACTTTCTGATATTTCTGAACACTATGAACAACACTTACAGAGTAAGGTAAATTAGGATATTTCTTAGCTACTTCAGTTATCTTGTAGGTAGGTATTGATTCTGTAACATGATTAAGTACACCATCCCTAAGTTTTCCAAACTTTTTAACTTGATTTAATAGTATCAAAGTAGGTGACAATACATTACAATTCTTATACCCTTCGGTACTTAACACATCACCATTGGTTCTTTTAGCTCCAATGTCATAAGTAGTGAATTTGTCAGGGTCATCATGGTCATCAATCCAAGCATCAATCGTACAACCAGAAGCAATGCAAGCTAATATTCTATGTTGTCCATCCTCTAATCTTCCTTTATAGAAACGCAAAAGACTATCTTTGAATCTGTTTTCTTTCATAGCCATAGCTAATTCCCTGACCCTTCGCATCCTTATATTTCTATTAGGCATTCTTGAGTCAAATATTTTCTGTGCCTTTTCAGGTGTTATTCTTTCTAGTTGTAGTGTAGTTTTTTCTTGTGTATTTATCATTGGTTTATCTGTTTTTAGTTTTATTATTATTATACTCATCCAACAAGTGTTGTAAGGACAGGTAAAGTGGAAAGTATTTATGTTTGTGGTATTCGTTGTTCTTCAACTTATCTTTGAAAAAGGTATCATATATGTACCTCATGGTTTCTTCTATCATATTTGGTTTTTCTATTGGTTGTTTGGTTGTTTGTCTAATCACTCCTTCAATGGTGCTGTACCCTTGGTCAAAGTTGCAATGCGGTGTACTCTGTGCAAGACAGGTAAGGCAAGTGTCGGATTCTTGCTCATTGCCGTACAATGTCAAGCCACATTTGATACATATCTTATTATTACTCACGATATAAAAGGCTAAAGCCCATAACGATTATGATTATAAAGAAAAAGAACATGTCTAAGCTCATAATAGATCAATGAAAGTGGTTGCAGATCGGACAAATGCCGTGACCCTTGTCAGCACATCTGTCGGTTAGTCTAGGGCTTTTACATCCACTTAAGAATGTAACAATAAGAATGATTAGTATTAGTTTAGTTTTCATAGGTAATTATTTTTAATTTCTTTTTCAGCTAAATTTTCAATATATACATCACTCATTCCTTGCTCTGTTTCTAACCAAACATCCCCAGATTGCCTTACTATAAAATCTTGAATCACTTTATCTTTTAATATTGTGTAAGCGATTTCTAATATAGTATCTACGCTCGCAATGTTGTCTTCGGGCATCTCTTCGTGAGCTTGTTTTAATCGCAATCGTTCCCAGGTTCTGGCGGTGTGTACAACTATAATGTTATGAATTTTATTTTCTATTTCTTTAGTTTTCATTATTTGGTTTTCTTTCTATTTAATTTATGAAGCTCTTTAATGGCTTCCTTATATTGCTCAATCTTTTCCTCATGGCTGAATGCTTTGCCGTTGAATAGGTCTGGAAAGTCTTTCATGTGCCACTTAATAAAGCCTCGATGATGATCGGATAAGACTCGATAATGGAAGTCTATGCCGTCTATTGATTCGGTGACACTCATTCAGTTTCTAAAATATCTTGTTTTAAAGCCTCAATCGAATAATCTCCATTGGCTAAGTCTTTTATCAACTCTATAATCTCGCTCATTTGATCATTTTCGAGAAAGTTCTCTATTTGCTCAGATGTAATTTCAATTGTATTTATTTTCATTGTTTTTCTAATTAGTTTTATATTTTTGGTTTTTAATCGTTTGAAGTTAGGACTAAAAGAAAGATCCAGACTAGGATACAACTTAATGGTGATAAGATCATTACTAGCAAAGTCTTTAAGTCAAATTTAATCTTTTGGTCTTCTTTTAGCCAATCAATGTTGTGTTCGTTATTGTTGTTTTTCATAATTATCCTACCTTTCTATTAAGCCTAAGTATTAAAGAACACGCTTGCCCCAACGCTCTAGCTTGCACATCTAACCAAGTCTCATTCCTGTTAGGTTGTAAGTCACCGCCTTTTTTAACTTTTAATTCTGAGGGCGTGCAAAGGGCTTCGGCAATGCACTGGTGGCGGATGCGATTGGAAATGTTGCGGAAACCGCTTCCGCGAATGTATTTATGGTCAAGGACGGCGAGGTTTTCACCCCCATGCCAAACGGTACTTTTCTAGCGGGCATCACCCGCGAACGTCATATGATCAACATGCAGGCAGACGGCAT